GGCATAGTACTCATCGTTTGCGAGTATTTTAGTTTGCTTCTACGATCGGGGACTCCCAATCCTAACGGCTTCAGCATTGCCGATTCTCCACGATGTTACACCTACCCTGTCGAAACCATTACGCCCCCATAGAAAGTGGTGGAGGCGGCGGGAGTCGAACCCGCGTCCAGAATATTGTATCATCGCTTCATCGAATTCTTATTGTTCCTCTAACTTCTTGTATTCTTCTAGTTTGTCTGTTTCTACCCACTCTTCCATATTGAGAGCACTTGCTGTGTTGTATTTAAGAAAACTGTATCCGGTAGTGTCAAAATCTTCTTTCTTTATCATGTCTACCTTGTTTTCTGAGTCGCGTCTTACTAATACCATTTCCATTATAGTTCTCCTAATACTGAGTATCTAATTCTCCAAGCGCCTTCGATTGTCTCTGGCGGATCTAACTCTACAAACTCTCCATTCTCGTCAACTTTTCTAAACAGTGGCTGTGTGGGAATGTACATAGGCATGTACAAAAACGCAGGTCTTTCTAGATCGGCAATTGTAGTTCTAAATTCTTCTAGATCGTGGACAATTCTTGTTTTTGCTGTGAGTGGCTGATTTTCATATACTGCGGTAGGTCCCATCATATAGCCTTGAAAGACCGGGCCTAGGTAGTTTACGACGCCGTCGGGCACAAAGGAATGTGTCGGGGTATTCGCATTTACTTTACCATCGATTATTGTTCTATACCACTCAACCGGATCGAGTGTGATTCCCATATTTTCAATTTCTAGTTCTACTTCGTTCATTTTATCTTTCTCCTTGATGATCTTCTACTTGCCAAGCCCAGTGTACGGTCTTCCAGTCACGAATACAGTCTCGTTTGGTATACTCCTCGTCTACAGTTTCTTTGCCATATTTTTTACACATAGCACTGTACCAATAATCCCAGTAGTAGTCAAGTATTTCTTGCTCGCTGAGAGTAACTTAGCGTCCATCCTAGGTGGCCGTGTCCTGTATTGTAGTAAACATTGTGTGCGTGTTTGCTGGGCTTTACTATAGGCATCATTGATGGTGTCATAGGACGCAGGCCTGCCCAGGGTGTGACATACTCTGTGTTCATTTCGGGAAATAGTGTGCGCGTCCAGTCAACAATAGGCTGTGTGCGAGCGTGTTTGATGTCGAGATTTTCGCCCACAAACTCTGCTGTGCCTGCTGCTCTGAATCTGTTTTCACCCAGTCTTGCTGATACTATTTTGGTCTCGTCGTCTAACAGGCTGACCCAAGGACCTGTCTTGGGATCCTGCACAGTGATAGAGTAACCTTTCACAGGATAGATAGGCAGTCGGTCTCCCACAGCACGGGCAAGGTTACGACTTTCTACACCCGCGCATATAACAACCGGGCCCATACTTCTAAAATGATCTATGTCGTATATCGTGGCAGGCAATTTAATAAACTTGACACCATACTTGTGTTTTAATACTCGAGACAGGTTACGGCAGAACAGATGAATGTCACCTGTAAAGTCCTGTTCATTGTAGAAGCCGCCTACAAGAGGTGTTTCACTCTGTTCTAGCGCAGGCTCTATCTGCCGCATTTCTTGTGCAGTGACTTCTCTGCGATCTAGACCTGCTTTGGTGTATAATTCATTTACTCGGCGAGCATGCTGTAAATCTCGTTCGTTGCGATAGATGTGCAGTATGCCTTTTTCTACTCGATCAAACTCTATGCTCTCTTGGTCTGCGATTTCTCTATAGTAATCGTGCGCTTGAAGAGCCATTTCGCAAGTTCGCACAGTATTTCGTTCTTGATTTGGTATGTTAGCAATGAATCTTGCCATCCAGCCTATCTTTGCAGGCTCCGGCTTGAGGCTTATTTTGAGAGGAGCATCGTCTTCAAACAGCCATTTAAGGCCTTTTCGCATATTTGACCACGAATTCCAAGTTTCTGCATTTGAAGCAGAAAGCTGCGAGCCATTGGCGTACGATGTACCCATGCCTGTGTAGCGCTCACGCTCTATCACGGTAACATCATAGCCCTCACGGGCAAGGTAGTATGCAGTTGTTACGCCGCTTATGCCTCCGCCAATGACAGTTGCTCGCATATTACATCTCGTTCTTGCGATCTTGGATTTCCTTGCGACGATCCTTTGTGAGCTTGCCAAGGTCGCCCAGTGCCTTGCGCGCACGGGCTGCGGCTGCCTTTACACCCTTTTCGTCGAAGGTTTCTGCTTCTGCTAGGTAATTTTGGAATGCTTGCTTGATTTCTTCGTGTAGTGAACTCATTTATTTTTCTCCTATAATTAGTTCATATATTTCTCGCCAACTAGTGACTTTTGTCACAGGGTGAGGAATTTCTTCTGTCATATTAAAACCATGCTCCATTAGCACAGGTTTAAGACCATACTCTAGGCCTGCTAGACAGTTTTTGTAGTTATCTTCGATCCAGTATAGACCGGTTCCATTATATTTTTCTAACACAGCAGACTCGTTGAACTGCTTGATTAATTCACCTACCTTTTTTTGTGATATGTCAAAACGAGTTGCTATTGAATAGTGCCTATTGCCTTGATGAATAGGCTCGTAGCCATGAGATTCCATCCATACACCGAATGCATAGTCCCAATTAAATGTCACGCCATCCGCGTCCGTTAGTATAATTTTTCTATCCATATGTGGATTATAACAGGTTTAGAAGATTTGTCAACCTATAAAATTGGTCATGAGTTTGCAAAAACGTTGTTTTGGTTACCAACTACAGTCGTTGCACCGCAGACCCGTATATCCTGCTGTCTATGTATTGGATTCGAGTATACAAACACATTTTCCGAGCCGCTTGCTGAAGCGGGGTTACAGTGAGGAGGAAGCGGACAAAGAGAATCGGGCACTGCAGGATCGCTGTACTCAATAACAGGGATGTTATTGATTAGTACAGTCTGCGGATTTCCTGCTATCAGTCCGCCGCCGCCGTGTGTGTTTGGATCGCCTTCTGTAGCTACTAAAGGCAAGTCAAAAACCTCCTGATCCTGCGTCGAAATTATTGAAAAGTTCGTTTAGAGTGTCTTGAAACTTTTTTAAAGCTTTTTGCTGCTCTTCGTCACTTGCATCAGGAAAATTATCGTCTCCGAGAATCTGCGCCTTAGTGATATATAGATCGTAAAGTATAGCTAAACCAAGACTTCCAAATGGTTGAATAGTTCTTATACCCGTTCCTATTTCATCAGGATCTGCTAGCTTTCTTATTTTATCAATATCTTCCTTAATAAGCTCAAACTCAGCTGTATGAAAAGAAAGTTCTGCGGTATTGAGATCCCATTTCGCTTCTTGTCTGCTGGTCTGATCATTAACATTTTCCTGTTGAATTAGAGCACAAACAATGCGCTGTACTCTCTCCGCTGCTGACAACGATGCTGCCTCTGAGGCAAAAGATTCAGCTATCTCCGCATCTTCGTCTTTTATCTCATCGTAGATATTTGTGAAGTCATTATCAACATCTTCTTTAGAAAGCTGGTGATTAATTTCTTTATCAATTTTTACTGCTTGTTCTACAAGAGCCTTGATTTCTTCTTGTGACCTGTTTGTTGCCATCCTGTGTCCTTTTATTTTATTTACACAGCGATTCCTGTTGTGTTTTGAACATACTGTGTTGCCATCTCATCTTCAGTCTTAGCAATACACAGCACAGTTGCTCTGTTAATTACAACCGACTGTTCTGGATTAACTGTAAACATAAACGGTGCTAGGCCTAGACCTTCCTGCGTCGGTGTTAGCATTAGGGGCTTGGTTAGTTTGAGAGAATCGTCTCGTTCTTCTTCCAGTCTTGCAACTACTTCTTCGCCTGAAGATAGTTTGAGGCTGATAGTATCGCCGTTTTTATAAGGGGTTTCGATTAGCATTACTTCTCCATATACTGCTTTAGTTCTGTAAATCCGCCTATATACTTACCGTCAAGAAATATCTGTGGAACAGTTTTCGAACCAGGAGCAGCTTCTTGTAGCTGCTCTCTGGTCCACTCACCTTTATAAATATTTCTTTCTTCGTATGCAACATCGTGATCTGCAAGTAGGTCTTTTGCCATCTCGCAGAACATACACTGATCCTTGCTCCAAATAACTGCGTTCATACTAGGCCTCGCAGCTCGCACACGATGTAATATCTCTCACAAGCTCTTGGGCAGGATTGGCTGAGCGCTGGTAATAAAATGTTTTGCAGCCTAATTTCCAACCTTCAATGAGTAGAGCATTTACATCTTTCACAGGCGCACTTGGCGGAATCATAAGATTCAAACTCTGGCTCTGATCAATGAAACGCTGCCTTGCTGCTGCCTGTTGAACAATAGTCATAGGTGTGATTTCATCAAAGGTAGCAAATACTGCTTTTTCTGTTTCGCCTAGAAAATCAAGATGCTGAACTGACCCATTGTTTGTTAGTATGCTCATCCAGGTTTCCTGATCGTTACGACCATATGATTCCAGCAGCTTTTCAAGGTAAGGATTCTTGTAGGTGAACGATCCTTTTGCAAGATCCTTGGTGAAGTAGTTTGAACGCAGCGGTTCAATTGAGGGTGATACCTGTCCAAGAATAAAGGAACTCGAAGTTGTTGGCGCAATAGCCAGTCGAGTAAGGTTGCGTTCACCGTAGCCAATCATACCGTCTGGCTCGCCATATCTTACTGCCATTTCTCTAGATGCTTTCAGTGTGTGTTCGTCCATGAAACGCGCAATCTCAGTGGCTAGAGTTGCTGCTTGGAATGATTCAAACGGAATCATCTTGCTTTGAAGATAGGAATGCCAACCTAGTTGTCCAATACCCAGTGCTCTCCAACGCTTGGCAAAGTTGTAGGATGATTCCATATAGGGAATTTCTGCTGTCTTGTTGATGTAATCTGTCATCACAGCATCAAGGAAGTAGGTAAGAACTTCAACAGCGTCTGTTTCTTTCCAGTCATCGTATGTAAGCACATTCATAGAAGCAAGATTGCAAACAAATGATTCATCGTCTGCTGCAGGCAAACAGATCTCGGAACAGAGGTTTGATGCATACACCTTTCTGTTTTTGTCCTTGAGAACCTTGGGCTTGTTCTTGTTTACATTGTCTGTGAAGAACAGATAAGGATAGCCTGACTCTTTTCTCTTGCGCATTACTCGCGCCCACAGTTTCAGTTTCCGAGCGTCTGTAGAAGCAAGTTCGCCTGCTTTTACTGCTTCACCTTCTGCAATCATTTCTTCCATAAACTGATCGCTTACACAAAGACCAAGACTCATGTTTTGAATAGAATGGCCAACTTCTCTGATTTCAAGGAACTCTTCCACGTCAGGATGTTCAATATCAAGGTACGCTGCAAACGACCCACGGCGAACATTTCCTTGTGAGATAACATCTGTGTTAGTTTCAAAGATATTCATAAAGTGAACAGGACCGTCCGCAACGCCACCTGTTTTAATTTGAGAGCCACGCGAACGAATGTCACCAAAATAGCCCGAAGTGCCTGCACCGTGCTTAGTCTGCATACCCACTTCTGCTGACTTGCCAAGTATCTTGGAAATTTCGTCTCCTACATATACACCATTGCAGGAAATAGGCAGGCCTTTGTTGTTGCCAAAGTTTGACCACACAGGAGAAGAAAGGGAATAAAATCCCCTCCCCATATAGTCATAAAACTTATCAGCAAATCCGCTTACGTCTAGAAAGCGCTCTGCCGTATCTGCAATCTCCCTAATTCGATCTTCCGCACTCTGTCCTTCATCAAGGTATCCTCGTGAGAGGAATGTCCTTGAGTCTTTGTTTAGCCAATCAAAACTCATCTTCACATCCTTTGTTTCTGTTTTAAAATAATTCGTCTTCTGCAATGCCGGTTCCCTTTGAATACTCCACTGGTCTCTTTTGGAAGAAGTCAGTCATAGTAGAACCGAGAGTTGATTCGTCGAACCAGAAAGTCTTGTCTGCAAGTGTCTGATCATATTCTATATGTGAATGATCAAAGCCAATCTGCTCCATTGAATCTTTCATTCTCTTCTTGACAAAGGTCTTAAGAATATCTCGGTCAAGTCCTTCTACCTGATAGTCTCCTACCATCCAGTCAATTACTCTGCTTTCTGCTTCAATTGAGTCTGCAATTTCTTCCTGAATACGTGCTTCGAGCTCATCGTCAAACAGATCTGGATACTCTTCTCTTAGAGTGTTAATCAACTTAATCCCTACCTGTGCGTGTAACATCTCTTCGTTGCGAGTATACTGTACCTGTTGAGCACAATCCTTCAGTACTGCTTTGTTTCTGTTGAAGTGCAGAATAATGTAGAACTGTGAAAACAGACTAACATTTTCTACGAACAATGTAAAGAGAATTATTGAATAAATGTACTGCTTTCTTTCATCGTCATATACTTTTTCGAGATACTTTTTGAGATAGTTTACTCTGCCGCGAATAACTTCTTCGTTGAGGTTTTCTTCAAACACATGAGTAAGATGAAGGACATCTAGCAGCTTTTCATAGGCCATATTGTGAATGACTTCTGAGTTGGCCATAGCATAACCAAGATCGTTGATCGAAGGATGGGGAAGATGAGTGCCTACGTTTGCCCAGAATGATTTCACAGCTACTTCGATTTGACCTATTGCTGATAATGCTCTTACTACTACTTCTTGTTCTTCTTCTGTGAGTTCAGTCTTAAACTGAGAATAATCTGATCTAAAATTGAATTCGTCTGGGGTCCAAAACCCTGCCCATATCGCGTCTACAAACTGCTTGGTCCATGGATATAAATCTGGCTTTCTTGATATCTGTTCTTCAAATAACATTTTTTTTTCTTCCTTTTCTTTGATGGCTATTTCATCGTCCTAATTTGTAGGCACGATTTTTGTTTTTATCTAACTTCGAAACTGTTTAGGGAGATAGAATGTATCGCTTTTGCAAGAGGAGGTGACTTGGTAAATCTGCTTTTGCAACATGTGTATCTCCCTGGTATCCCACGACGCGATCTCCAACAAACAGCAAGTAAAATGTTTGACTAGTTTCGTCGCTTCGTTGTATATGTATCTCGAACTGTTCTGTCGAAAAGCTGTCAGTTAACTGTAGTGTGTAGGCAATGCCCAGCAATTTACAGAATTCACAGTACTGGTTTTCTTTGATCAGCTCCCATGGTGTAGGCCAACTGTTCTCATCGTATGGATCTGTGTGAATACTTACCTCTGGCGCCGTGTTGTATTGGTCGATCGTGGCTTGGATCGGATCCTTGTTGTTTTCTAGGCTGTCTCTAAATTCTGCCCACTGCGATAGACGATCTTCAAAAGAACGGATTGAATTAAACATTAACCAATGCGAGTTTTCTTAGCACGAATGGTGAATCTCATTATTGATGTTTCGTCGTTTGGCATGGAAGAATTGACGCGAATTGCAACAGTGTCTACACTAGAACCGGTGTCTTGATAATCACCAAGGTCTTGTGGACTGGCAGAGAATTCTATACTGTCGAGATATGTTTCATTACCTACAAAGGAAAAATCATCTGTGATTTCTACTCTATTTTCGATTTCAGCCGTTCCCGAAGGCGTGTCTAACATAGTAATCTGCATGATTCCGGATCGAACATATAGATAACTCTCGCTGGTGATTGTGTAATCTAATTCATAGGTTTGATTTTGGTACCCAGGAAGTCTAAATATTCTAGTATCTGTGAAAGGACCGAAATCTACTTCCTGCTCATATGCTAGATGATAAGAAGCAGCACCTTCTATTTCCGGCACATAAGGAACCTGTCTAGTGGCTGTATTTGCAATAAGCAGACTGCCCGTTCTAGAAAACCAATCATTTTCAGTTACATTGCTATATGTTTCGAACAGAATCACAGGAAACAAAGGACTTGTTTCACTTCCGTTTTCGTTTCCTACGCTGGTAAAAGAATTGTTTTCTGATACATTTTTTTCGCCTGCGCCGATCCAAATGCCCTGCCTTGCTATATCGATAAATCGACTGACAGTTACAGTGTTTCTCCTTGGCCCTGTGTTCTTTCCAGAATTTTCGTCGTCGTTGATATCAATTTCTAATCCGAGCCCAATACCGTAACCTAGGTTGCTAAACTCACAGGCATTAAAAGTGTTATACTTAACGTCCCATTCTGATCTTACACCCCAGGAAAAATTTCTCAGTACACAATTAATAAAAGAGTTACTGTCACTTAAAACCGCGCCGGAGAGTGCTTCTAACCTAATCGCAGACTCTTCAATTGCAGGAGCACCGTCTTGAATGTCTGGCAAATCATTTAGTGTCCAGATGCCTTCTATTTTAATATCTTCGAACACACTGTCTCGACATGCTTCAAGCAGGAGGCCTGTCTCGTTAGTAGACTGCGTCAGCGTGAATCCATGTATGGTTATGTTTCTTGGCTGATTGATAAATGTAGAACTTTCTATCTCTGCATGATTGCCCGGAGTTGAAGAATCATTTACAGTTTTAATTACTGGTTTGGCCGTGTCGGTATCCAGTTGCAACACAGATTTATCACTGCCTGCGCCTATGAGAGTAGCATGTGGAGGCACATACAGTGTGTCAGTGATTCTGTACGTTCCTGCTTCAAACTGCAGCTGAATTCTGCTTGAAGGATTACCTTTTGATGAAGATAGATAGATCTGATCAATTGCTCTCTGCAGAGCAGCAGTATCGTCCTTTACACCGTCGCCCGTTGCTCCGAATGCTCTCACACTCACAGTGTCGTCCAGTCTCTCTTGAAGTGTTCTTTCAACAGGCGCAGACGGATTAGAACCTGTAAGGAAGCTGTCAGGACTGCGATAGGAATATGTGTTAGCTAGAGAGAACAGATCGTCATATTCTGTGAGTATTTTGGTATTGCCTACAGCAGGTGCGCCTTCTGATACAGCACCATTTCCTATATACAGCTCTCTTGTATCAATTGCCCAGCCAAGTTCTGCTGAAGCAAGTTGGGGGAGTCCTGAGCCAGTATTCTTTTGGCCTCTTCTATGCTGTATCTTGGAAAGCTGTATAACCGCCACTCTATTCTCCTATTTAGAGTATTTATCGTTCAACCGAACTGTT